CTTTGATGTATATTGTTGATTTAGTGAGTGTTGAATTTTTACAAAATGTTAAAAAATATGTTTCACATGCTTTTAATGATCGTCTAGAAGATGCAGCTGAAAAAGTATATGAAGAATATATTGCAAACGATACTCAAATTAAATTTAAACAATCTAAAAATTTTAACAAAGAAAAATCTGTTAAAGTAAGACGCATAATAGTTCCTAATTTAAGACCTCTACAGGCTATTCAATGGTTAGCAAAACACGCAGTTTCCGCTGACTATGATAATAAATTTTTATATTTGTTCTATGAAAATTTTGACGGGTTTAATTTTACGACTATTCAGCAATTAATAAAAGATGCATTAGATAATAAAGATCTTCTTATTCAAAACAAATATCAATATGTTTCAGATAAAGAAATAGTACAAAATGATCCTGCTGATACTTCAGATCCAAATTCTGATTTGAGATTAATCACTAACGTAGTTACAAACAAAAGATTCTCTTCTATAGAAAAGATAGCAGGCGGGTATTATCAAAGTGAATTATTTGAAATTAATATGCTACAAAAATCTTATAATAGCGCCAATACAGAATTAGATCCAACTAATACTGGGCAGTATATGTTAGGTAAGAACCCTCTTAATACTACAGATTATATTAACTATGTTAAAAATCAAATAGATGGGGTTGAATATTCTAATAGAATAAGATATATTATTAACAACTATGAAGATACTGATACTGAAAATAGAGGGCAGCCTGATTATAGACTTAAATTTGGTCCTGCAACAAGATACCTATATGCGTTAAATCAAATAGATCTTAGTATTACTGTCCCTGCAAATATGGATTTAAATGTAGGGGATGTTATATATTGTATCATACCAGAAATGCATGGGTTTAATACAGTTTTACGTGATATATACATTAGTGGTTTTTTTATTATATCAGAAATTAAACATGTTCTTGGAGCAGGTAATAGGGCTGCAACAACAATGAGAATTTATAAAGACGGATATTCATCCGCAATTTTAGAAACTTCTGAGTATAATACTTCAACATTTACACCAAGAATATCAACAAGCGGTAAACTCGTAGGTACAGTATAATGATTTCCGACGATTTTTATGGTGACAGATATAGATGGTTTACTGGAGTTGTAAAGGATATTGCTGACGATAGAGCGCGCGTCAGAGTAAGAATATTTGGTATTCATCATACAGAAGATCTTACTAGAGTCTCTAATGGCGACTTACCTTGGGCGCTCGTGATGTACCCTACTACAGGCGGCCAAACTTCTGGTGGTACTGCAAGTCATAATTTAAAAGTGGGTACTTGGGTAGTAGGTTTTTTTGCTGATGGAGAAGATTCTCAACAACCTATAGTTATTGGGGTAATTAACGGAGGTAATGGGTCAGTAAATAATTCTCCTCAAGATGCTATTCAAAATTCACCTTATACTAATGGCTCAGTAAATTCTTCTGAGTCACAGCCTGCTACTGATACAGGAGCTGCCTCTACTACTCAACTATCAGGTAGTGATAATGCTAACAAAGCTTATAATTTTTTCTGGGAAAAACTTACTACAGAAAATTCATTTACTGGCGATAAAAAATGCATAGTTGCAGCTATTGTTGGTAATTTGCTAGTAGAGTCAGGTGATGGGTTAAATCCACAAGCGTATAATCCAAATGATCTTGGACAATCTTCTTACGGAATTGCTCAATGGAGAGCAGGTAAGTATGATAGAGCTACACCGATGTTTAGATTTTGTGGATTATCTTCTAACGTAGTACCACCTAACCTCCCTCCTCTTGAAAAACAATTGGATTTTATTTGGCATGAATTTCATACTACAGAAAAAGCTGCATATGGTAAAATATTAACTGCCACTAATATTCAAGATGCGGTAGTAGGTATTATAACATACGAAAGAGATGAATCATACAAGGGTAAAAATGGCGTAGATACATCTAATAGAACATACATAAGAAAACTTACAAAAGCGAGACAAGTTTTATCATCATTTTCTTATAGTGGAGGAGTATCATGAATAAAGTATCACCAACAGCTTTAGCATATAGTAAAAATTTATCTTTTGATTTTTCAAATACTCTTAGAGACTTTGAAGTAAACTTAGACGACTATAGTCAATATACCTATATTATAGATGTAGACGGAGAAGTTTATCAATCTGCACAAGCAGATGAAAATAGTGCAACCGTATTATTAGTAGGCGGCACAGATCTGTTTATAAACGAAAAAATGGAAAGACTTGGTTCAAGTTTCTTTGTTACTGAGCCTCAAAAAGTTACACTATATAAAGCATTAAAAGAATTATCAAAATTTTATGATTCTGCTCAAATAACAAGCAGTAATGATAAATTAGAAATATCATTAAACGCCCTTTACTCTAATTATTGTGGATAAAATATGTCTATTGATAAATTTACTACTGATCCGCAAAGAATAAAAAAATTTTTAGATTCTACAAAAGATGGTCAATCAAGATCTTTTGCACCACAAATGATAGGTGCAGGTGGTAATCATGCCCCTTATTATGAAGTGTCAGTAAAAGATAAACCAGGTATTGGGAGTGATCAAACTATAGTTCATACAGGGCCTGGTGCAGGTGTTATGGGAGGTATCGGGCACCCTACAGATCTTCAAGGATTTGTTTCTGCAACCGGTAATAAGATATTAATTGATAATACTTTTGGTTCTGATGTTATTACTATTCAACACCATTCAGGTGCTACCATTGCAATAGATGCTGATGGTTCTATTCATATGGTATCATCGGGCAAAAAAGGTGTTGGTGTAATTGCACCCGCTGGTGATTCTACTAACTATGCTCGTGGACATATGATACTAAAAGGTGATGGTAGAATTACAGTTGAAACTAATGGGGACTTAGATTTTAATGTTGGAGGCTCAGTAAACTTTCATGTAGGACACGATATGTCTTATCATGTTAAAGGTACCATTCAAGAAATTGCCGGTAGTAAAGTTACTGATATTGAAAAAGAAATGTCTACTATGATTGCTGGTGATAATAGAATTACAGTTGCAGGTAATATGCAAACACAAGTTGCCGGTACAAAAATAACAGATGTTGGTAAAGATATAACAATAAGAGCAGATGGTGCAATTTCTATTAACACACAACAAACTTTAAAAGCAATTGCTAAAGCATTAATTTCTATCGATACAAAAGATACTTATACTGTAACAGCTGCTAGTGATATGAAACAACAGTCTCAAGGTATTATTAGTATGATTGCAAAAGGCAATCTTAACCTTGAGACAAAAGGTAATTTTGCAACTAAATCAACTGGCACATCTAAAGTATCTTCAACAGGCGACTTGTCATTTAATACTTCAGGCGGTATGGGTGTATATGCATCTGGTGAAATTGCAATTAAAGGCTCAGATACTACTATTCAAACAAGCGGATCACCTAGTGTTGATACTGTATCAGATGCTGCAGATGCTGCAGATGCACCATTAGCACAATTTGTTCCAGCTAATACAATTATTGATAATGTTACTACTACACGTGTTGCACCAGATTTTCCTCATAATGCAAAACATATGTCTAAAGAAGAGTTTTCATTATATAAAAACGAAGGTGCAACTCCTAACCCTAAAGCAGAGGCGGCTGCTACTCCTAATTCTGGATCAGGTGTAAAACCAGAAATTAAAGATACAGGTATTACTGCAGAACCGGTTACACAAGGATCTTACGATAAGCCTGCAGGTAATGTTACTAATAATGGTAAAGCAGAACAAAATCCAATGCAAGTATCTTATTCAATTTATAATTCTAATGAAAAGATATCAAGACATATTACTATTGGTCAGGTATTAGGTCTAAGAGAAGTACCTCACGATCAACAAAAAGCGGTAATTGATGAAGCTAGAAATACTGCATGGAATCTTTTAGATCCTCTTATAGAACATTTTGGAAGTAGAATGCAGATTACATCATGGTATAGAAATAACTCTAGTAACCATATAAAAGGTGGCGCAGTAGATATCAGAGCTACTAATAAAAATGATGTTAATTTAACTGCAGAAATTGCAGCATATGTGAGAGACAACTTACCATATAATCAAGTATTTTTAGAAAAAAATGAATCACCAGGCATTCACTGTCATATTCAATCTGCTCAACCAGGGCAGCCTGGAGGAGGTATGGTATTTACTTGTGCTGATTCTAAATGTCATCAGAAAATATCTGGTCTACAATTATCATATGCAGTGGCGGCTCTAGAAGGGAGAAGTAACGTTGGGTAACGTACAATTTGATTCACAAGGTAATCCTACTTCAGCAAGCTCATCTCCTGCAATAAACAAAGATGTGATGGCTTTTATTCAGAAAAGTCTAATTCATCAACCTGGTGTTTATGGTAACCAGGAACATCAAAACTCTAATGTTGCCTTTAATAATGCAATTCAATCTTCTGTGCAAAAATCTGGTATTGCAAATGTATTAAAAAATAAAACTGCTCCTCAAAATTATGTTAGAACTCATGATAATTATATTTTAACTGAAAAAGAACATTATGCAATCAATAGTACATGTGATAGACTTTCACAAGAAGGTGTAGTTCCATTCGACACGCTTCAAAATTTCTTTTATATATTAGCGGGAACTGATTCTCTATCAGACTTAGAATATATTGGAGCTGTTACTGGTATAGATGAAATAAGTGACCAACAATACATAAGAAATATTACGGGTATTTGTTCTATCCCTACAATCTATAAAGTAGGTTATCTTTCACATGGTGTTGCATCTGTAAATCAAAGATACTCTGCACAATACTTAAGCTCTAGTCAGTATGATGATTACAGACAATCAAGCGGCGGTCTTACTTCATATACAGCAAATTATGCAGGCAATCTTGGTGTTATTGGGCAAGTAGCTTTAGGTATTGCATCCAATTTAATTGGTAATCAGACTGGTATTTTAGCTAATGCCCCTTCTTTAACATCATCATCAATTTATCAATCAGTAGGTGCACTCTCTAATTATGCAAGCGGTGAAACATTATCACCTACAACAATAAGTGCAGTATTAAATCCTACTGCAACTGCACAATCTACCGCTTTACAAGCCGGACCAAATGCAATAAACAGTTTGTTAAATATGTCACCTCTTGGTGGTGCTCTTTCTTCTTTTGGAGCACTAGGTGGTGTAGTTGCTGCTTCTCTATTAGGAGGAACTGGTGGGGGTGCATTAGGTGGGTTTATGTCGGGTGTAGTTATGGGTCAAAGACTAAAAACATCACAAATTGCTAACAACCCAATGCTTACTCCTCCATCTTACGCCGGAAGAAGTTTCTTTGGAGAAGCACCTGTATCTCTTCCTGCAACTGATCAGGTATTTTGTAGACGAGTAGGATCTTTTGGTAGCACTAACGGAGGATCCGGTGTAGTATCATTTAGTATGCAAAATTTTGCTTCTATGGGAGGAAGCATGAATTTATCTTCATTAGTATCCTCACTAGTTTTAGGAAGTTCTGAACCACCTCCAATGGGTACATTCATGGGTAATCATATTAGTAATACTACAGAAAATATTGCTAGTATATTAAATGTAAGTCCTTTCTCTAAAATAGAGCCTAGAAGATCAGATAACGCTATTCCGTTTTTATTAAGCATGAGTGCTGCTATTGTGGGTGAGAAGTTCTCTCCTTTTGGTTCTAAACCTATCACTGGAGGCTGGGCTTTAGCTGCTTCTGCAGCAAATGATATTCAAAAATATCAACCGCAATTCTTAGAAACATGTAAAACATCTCTATAAATAAAAATATGGCTACAGATGTTATTTTTAGAGATTTACCTATTAATTTTGATGTCCACCCTATAAAGGGTGACATGATAATGATTACTAATGAGCAAGCGGTAAAAAGATCAATTATTAATTTATTACTTACTAATCCGTATGAGAGATTTTTTACGCCTAATTTAGGGTCTGGAATCAGAGCTTCTTTATTTGAAAACTTAAATAAAGATTCAGAATATTTTTTAAGAGAGAAAATTACAGAAGTAATAAAAAACTATGAAAAAAGAGCTAATCTTTACAGTGTAAACGTAAAAGCTCTTCCAGATAGCAACACATATAATGTTACTATTGTATTTTTTATTACTAATTCAACACAACCAATTACACTTTCTGTTGTATTAAGAAGAGTACGTTAATGAGCAATCCTGGATTTTTAAATGTATCAGAATTAAGTTTTGATGGTATTAAAAATAATTTAAAACTATTCTTACAAT